GTACAAATCACTTCGCACCTCCTTGCCGCGCGCTTCCAGCTCGTTCACCTTTACGGCGTTCTCCAAAATCGGCCCGATCTGCCCCACATACGGGGCATTTTTTTGTATCTGGGCCGCGTTCAAAAGCCCGTGCCGCAGCCCAGCCCTCGTCACAACAATGGTATCTCCCGTGTATCGGTTTACCACGCTCCCGCTGTTTTTGCCCGGTATGCGCTGCGTGCTCGCCAGGCCCGCATCCAAAATTTCCTTTACGGGCTTGTCGGCCAGGTCGTTTACCTCCACCTCGGTGATCTCCATATCCGGCAGTTCCCGCAGGGTTTCAAAGCTCACCTGTTCTTCGCCCGTTTTCCTTCTCTGCGGGTGTTTCTCGGCGTCTACCTTCTTGCTGTACCGGAACCGGTTCAGTTCGCTTTGCTCCGGCAGGCTGCCTGTGCGGTAATATGTTTCCAGGTCGCGCACCACTTCGCTGCCGCGCACCCGGCCTTCGTACCAGCGCGTCGCGGCAGTGCTGCCGTCTTTGCGGCTGATGTCCAGGTTAAACCCATGCTTTGCCGCGCCCAGCGTGTCGGCCATCTCGGCAATGGCCGCCTTCTGCGCGTCGCTCACCTCGGTTTCGGCGCTCACGTCCACGCCGGGGCTTTCCGCCATCACCCGCACATTGCCTTCGGCAATAAAGGCATTCAGGTAATCCGTCTGTTCTGCCCCGCGCGCAAGCTCCGCCGGGCCGTAAACGCTTTGGATGTCGCGGTGGTCAAGGTCGCGTACGCTCTTGTCGCTCCCTCCGCTGAAATCCAGCATTCGCCCGTCCGGCAAAATGTACCCGGCGCTCTCAAACCACTTTGTGGTGCCGTAGGTGTCCGCTGCCTG